GTATTGAAGTAAAACCAAACGTTAAATTCAAGGAGGTAATTAAAACGGTTTCAACATCCGGTTTAATTGTTGACGCGGATTGTGATTTCGTTACAGCCGGAACGGTTAATTTAAACGAACGTATTATTGAACCAACCGAATTTCAAGTAAATTTGGAATTATGTAAGAAAAATTTCCGTTCGGACTGGGAGGCGGTTGAAATGGGATATTCTGCATTTGACAATTTACCACCAAGTTTTTCGGATTTCTTAATCGGACACGTTTCCGGTAAAGTTGCCGAAAAAACGGAACAAAACATTTGGAATGGTGATTCGGTTAATGCCGGAGAATTTGACGGATTCAAAAAATTAATTTTGGCGGATGCAACATCACAAAAAATCGTTGGTGTGGCAATTACTGCTGCTAATGTCATCGAAAAAATGGGTGACGTTGTTGATTTAATCAATCCATCACTATATGGAAAAGAAGATCTATATCTTTACGTTTCACAAAATGTTGCACGTGCTTATGTTCGTGCATTGGGTGGTTTTTCATTATTGGGGGGTGCAAATGGTACCGACAACAAAGGAACACAATTTTATGGTGGCGGTGAATTAACATTTGACGGTGTTAAAATATTTGTTGCAAACGGATTGGCAAACGATACGATGATCGCCGGTCAAAAATCAAATTTATACTTCGGAACAGGTCTATTATCTGATTCAAATGAAGTTAAGGTTTTGGATATGGGTGACTTGGACGGATCGCAAAATGTTCGTGTGATAATGAGATTCACAAGTGGCGTACAATACGGAATTGGATCAGATTTAGTTATCTATTCTTAATTAATATTAACCAATAAAACACGGGATGGTTTGGCGCGATCCAATCATCCCGTTTTTTTTTAAAAACATAAAAATATGGCTTGTTTATTAAATACCGGACGTAAGGTTCCTTGCAAATCGGCAGTAGGTGGAATCAAAACCGTTTATTTTGCGGATTACGGAACACTTGGCGCGGAAACACTTGATGCCGATGATGTGATCACCGGATTAGCCGGAACACCGGTTTGGTATCAATATGACGTAAAAGGAACAACATCGTTGGAATCAACCGTGAATTCATCACGTGATAATGGTACAACCTTTTACACACAAACGTTAAATTTAACAATGACGTTTTTGGATGCACCGACACGAAACGAATTAAAGGCTTTGGCACACGGTAGACCGCATATCGCAATAGAAGATTACAACGGAAATGTCTTTTTGGTTGGATTAGATAATGGCGCAGAAGTTACAGGCGGAACAATTGTCACAGGCGCTGCGATGGGCGATTTAAGTGGCTTTACACTTACGTTTGAAGCGATGGAAAAAGATCCACCGTATTTCGTAACACCGTCCGTTATAACGGCTGATGTAAATCCAACACAAATTGATCCAACGGCATAATTTTTTTTGTATCAATTAATAAATAATTAAAGGGGTGTTTTTTCATCCCTTTTTTTGTACGTGGGTTTTTGATGTGTTTTCACAATACAAAATCAACCGTTTTGTTCGTTATATTGATATGATACATTTAAAACCAATCGACACGGTTCAATCGATTTATGTTATTCCGCGAAATGGCGACATTTTAACGCCGATCGAAATTGAATTGACATTACGTGACGATCAAACAAATAAAACGCTTAAATACGTTCCGGATGTCGTTGAAACACGTTTTGATGGCAATTATATCATCATTCAAGACATTTTTGCATTGGTTGAAGGTCATTTTTACGATTTAACCATTAAAAACACATCCGATTCCAACGCAATAATCTATAAAGATCGAATTTTTGCAACAAATCAAACGATTGATCAACCTACAAATCAATATTATTCAATAAATAAAGATCAATATATTGAACATTCATCCGAAAACGATTACATCGTATTATGAAAAAACACATAAAAAAAGCACAAAGCCGAATTGTTGATCAAAAAACACCGAAAACGGGATCAAATATCAACGTTGTAAGTTTATCAACATACACATCACCGAAAATTGTTGAACAAAAAAACCGCGATTGGGTTCTTTATGGTTCGGATAACAACTATTTTCAATTTTTGATCGATCGTTACAATGGATCGCCGACAAATAACGCGGTGATTAATGGTATTTCACAAATGATTTACGGAAAAGGATTGGATGCAACGGATTCAAATCGAAAACCGGATCAATATGCACAAGCAATTTCATTATTTAAAAAGGATTCCGTTCGAAAATTGGCGTATGATCTTAAATTAATGGGACAATGTGCGATTCAAGTAATTTATTCAAAAGATCGTAAAACAATTGCACAAATTGAACATTTACCGATTGAAACATTACGATCGGAAAAATGTGATGATGACGGAAACGTTTTGGCATATTATTATTTTCCGGATTGGGCAAATATTAAACCATCGGATGCACCACAACGAATTCCATCATTCGGAAATTCAAAAGAATCGATTGAAATTTTGTATATTAAACCATATCGTGCCGGATATTACTATTATTCACCGGTTGATTATCAAGGTGGGTTGCAATATGCCGAATTGGAGGAAGAAATTTCAAACTATCATTTAAATAATATATTAAACGGATTGGCGCCGTCTATGTTGATTAATTTCAATCAAGGCGTACCAAATGACGAAGAACGAACATTAATTGAATCACGTATTCAACAAAAATTTTCGGGATCATCCAACGCAGGTAAATTCATTTTAAGTTTTAACGATTCAAAGGAAACCGCAGCCGAAATCACACCGGTTCAATTATCGGACGCACATAATCAATACCAATTTTTATCCGACGAGTCAACCAAAAAAATAATGGTCGCGCACCGTGTCGTTTCACCGATGTTGTTAGGGATCAAAGATTCATCCGGTTTAGGAAACAATGCCGATGAATTAAAAACCGCAACATTATTAATGGACAACACCGTGATCCGTCCGTTTCAAAATTTATTGATTGAATCATTTGATCAAATTTTGGCATTCAATGGAATTTCGTTGAATTTATATTTCAAAACATTACAACCATTGGAATTCACGGATTTGGAAAATGTGATGGACGATGAAACAATGGAAGAAGAAACCGGCGTAAAATTATCCGCCGAAATGAACGATGAAATTGCAAATCATTTTTTGGATGAATTGGGTGGTGAATTAATCAATGATGATGAATGGGAATTGGTTGACGCGCGTGAATTTGATGAAAAAAATGAATCAATTGACAATTGGGCGAATCGTATGATCGAACCATTAAAATCACAATTACAAAAATTGGCGGATTTCATTAAATCGAAACCAAATGGATTTTCGTACTTGGATAAATCATTTTATAAAGTACGATATTCGTATTCGGAAAAATATTCATCCGGTAAAATGCGTAAATTTTGCGATTCAATGATGTCACGAACATCAAATGGCGTTGTTTATCGATTGGAGGACATCGACAAAGCATCACGCGATGGTGTAAACCAATCATTCGGTCATAAAGGTCAAGCATATGATCTATTTAAATTCAAGGGCGGTGTTAATTGTGGACATTTTTGGTCGGAAAATTTATATCGATTAAAAGACAAAACAAAAAAGGGATCGGAAAAAATTTCGCAATATGACGAAACGGATTCAATCCCGAATACATACAAACCAACACCAAACGGAAACGCGGAATCAAAAATCGCGCCGATTGATATGCCAAACAACGGACATCACCCAAACTATAAAGGATAAAAATATGGCGACTGCATTATTTATAACACGAACGGATTTGGCAAGAAATACCATTATAGACGGAAATGTCGATAGTGATAAATTTTTGCAATTCATCAAAATAGCACAAGAAATTCATATCCGAAATTATTTGGGTACGGAATTATACAATCGTATTTCAAACGATATTTCAAATATGACATTGAATGGTGATTATTTGGCATTGGTTGACACATACATTAAACCGATGTTGATCCACTTCGCAATGGTAGATTATTTACCCTTTGCAGCGTATCAATTAAAAAACGGCGGTGTATTGAAACACAATTCGGAAAATTCGGAAACCGTTTCAAAATCCGAAATTGATTATTTGGTTGCAAAAGAACGTGAATTCGCGGAATATTACACGCGCAGATTCATTGACTATATGTGCTATAACAACGTTAAATTTCCGGAATACAATGACAATCAAAACGACGATATTTCGCCGGATAAGGATGCTTTATTTAACGGTTGGGTGTTATGACGTATAAACCAAAACAACAAAACATTCAAAAATTAAAAAAATATTTGGATAATGATCAAAAATTGAAAAAACAAATCCAAACAAAAAACGTGAAATAATATGGGCGCATTAACCGGATTAAAAATTAATGAAACATACGACGGTTTATTGAAAACCGCAGATAATTTGCCATTTCCGACAAATAACATTGGAATTTTAATTCAAGACGGTTTGGGAAACAATTCACCAATTCGAATTTCAACAACGGCGATAAGTTTAGGCGGATCCGGAAGCACAATTTCCGGAATACAATGCGTTAATTTGGGAAACAATAATGTTGTCGGTGGAACGCAATCAATGGCGGTTGGTAATGGACACATCATTGCATCTGGTTCTGCACAATCAATGGCGTTCGGTAATGCGGTAGAAATTGACGGAATCCGATCGTATGGATTTGGTAATAATAGCACTATTGTCGGAAACGATACGTTTGTGGTCGGTAAAAATAACAATGTAGACAATCTAGGTTCGGTTGTTTTTGGAAACGACAACAATATACCAAACATTGCGAATTTAGCCGTTCAACAACAAAAATATTCAAAAATTATTGGGAACAATAACACTACGCAATCGACAAATTGGGGTGCATCA